AGCATATGTTTTTAATTCAGTTCGAGGCTACAGTAAATTTGGTAGCTACACAGGTAATGGGGCACAAAATGGAACATTTGTTTACACAGGATTTAGACCTGCTTGGATAATGATTAAAAGAACTGATGCCACAAAAGGCTGGTACATAGCAGATAGCACTAGGTCGCCAACTAATATAACTAAAGCATTTTTAGTTGCTAACAGTAATGCTGTAGAAGATACGTCTGGTGATGCTACTGATGCTTATTTTGATATTTTAAGTAATGGTTTTAAATTAAGGCAAGACTTTAGTCATTTAAACGCAGATGGTGGCACTCACGTTTATATGGCATTCGCAGAATCACCATTTGTAACATCAAATGGAACACCCAACAACGCAAGATAAGGAGAATATTATGTGGGCATATGTAAAAGATGGTGTAATTAAACAGATAAATGAACATCAAACAAGATTACAACCTAATCCCGGTGTTTATTTTTCTGCAAAATACGCTGATGAATGGACAAAAGAACAAAAAGAAGACTATGGAGTTTATGAAGTAGTTCAAGATAAAACTAATTATAAAGATCCAGAATACTATACTAACGGTGCAGACACTATATCTTTTGGTAGTGGAAAAGTAACTCGTGTATGGGCCTCTGCTACAGCAAAATCTTTAGCTGATACTAATTGGACACAAGCAGAAATAGATGCGGGTAAAGCTCCTAGTGGAGCAGATACAAATACTTTAAATTATAGAGGACTAACTTATTTACATAAACAAATAATTAAATCACAAGCAGCAGGACTTTTAAAAGATAATGATTGGTATGTAATTCGTAAAGCAGATGCGGGAACAGCGGTTCCTTCTAGCATAACTAATTTTAGAGCAGCAGTAAGAACTAAAGCAGGACAAATGGAAACTGCGATAGGTAATGCTGACACTGTAGATAAATTAGCAGAATTATATGTATATACAGAACAATCAGATAAAAGTTTTACTAGACCTTTGGGGGAATGGCCTAAGTTAGAAGATTATTAATGAATCTTGCTAACCAGTATTGGTTTTTTAAATCAGCAATACCTCACCGTATTTGTGATGAAATCATAAAATACGGATCAGAACAACAAGAGCAGGTAGCCCTAACAGGAAAACAGGGTAATGTAGAGTCTAAAGATTTATGTGAAAAAGACATAAAACAACTACATAAAAAAAGAAAATCTAATATAGTTTGGATGAACGATAGATGGATTTATAAAGAAATTCAACCTTACATTAATATAGCAAATAAAAGTGCAGGTTGGAATTTTGATTGGAACTGGTCAGAGTCTTGTCAATTTACAAAATATAATGGTAGTAAAAAACAACATTATGATTGGCATTGTGATTCAAATGAATTACCTTACGATAAACCAGATGATCCAAATACACATGGTAAAATTAGAAAACTATCCGCAACAATAAGTTTGGTAGATAGTTCAGAATATGAAGGTGGAGATTTTGAATTTGATTTTAGAAACAATGATGATGGGTCTAATATAGCTCGTGTCTGTGAAGAAATTAAAACCAAAGGTTCTATGGTAGTTTTTCCTTCATTTGTGTGGCATCGAGTTAAACCAGTTACAGCGGGCACACGTTATTCACTTGTAATCTGGAATTTAGGATGGCCTTTTAGATGAAAACACATAAAATTATTAAAGAAGCAATACCAACAGAACTAGCTAATTTTATATATCAATATTTTTTAAATAAAAGAAGAATAGCAAAACACCTATTTGACACTAAATATATATCACCATTTACAGAGTATTGGGGAATATGGAATGATGAACAAATTCCAGAAACATATTCTATATATGGCGATACAGCTATGGAAACTTTACTAGAAAAGGTAAAGCCTATAATGGAAAAAGAAACAGGAATGAGTTTAATTGAAACATATTCTTACGCTAGAATATACAAAAAAGGTGATGAACTAAAAAGACACAAAGATAGACCATCTTGTGAAACTTCATGTACAATGAATTTAGGGGGTGATGAATGGCCTATTTATCTAGAACCTTCTGGGGAAGAAGGTAAAGAAGGAGTAAAAGTGTTGCTAAATCCCGGAGATATGTTAATATACCGTGGTTGCGATTTAGAACATTGGAGAGATCCTTTTGAAGGTGATAATTGTGGGCAAGTTTTCTTGCACTATAATGACCTGAATGGCGAATTCGCAGAACAGAATAAGTACGATGGAAGACCTTTCCTTGGCTTACCTGCATGGTTTAAAACTAATTAAATTTGGAGATATTGTGTTATTAGGACATACAACTTTTGCAGAACAAGCTTTTCAAGATCCAAGATTGGATGCTGTTCACAATATTGAATTTGCTGAAACTGGTTTTGGTTTAACATTTACTTTAGGTACTGAAGTAGCTACTGGTGGAGCAACTGTAACTACAAGTGGAGATAGTTTATCATCAACATTTAGTATTGGTGATGAAGATGTTTTTGGAACAGAATTTCAAAATTTAATTACATTTAGTACTGGAGAACCTGACTTTTTCGTCTGGAACGAAACAGATGATAGTCAGACGGTTACATGGAAAGATGTAGAACCAGGATCAACTGATTAGGAGGTATTAATGGCAGATGATGCAAGTGTTTCAATAACAGTCACAGTTTTACCTGATGAGATTTCTAAATCTATTAGTGGATCTATGACAGTTAGCCCAGATGATGCTAATGATAAATGGTATTATAAATTAACAGCGGTAACGACTACTAGTGCTGATTTAATTGCAGGAAGATTTATAGACTATACAGCTGTTGATCAGGATACAGACATGACAGCGGTAAGTACAAGTGATAAAGTAAAATTTTTATTTATTAAAAATACTAGTTCTGCTGATGGAATTGTTATATCAATTGATGGTGGAACAGCAGCTAATGATTTAGCAGATGGTATTTTTATAGGAGCAGGTGAATCTTGGTTTGCGAGATTACCACAAGTGACAGTTGCTAATATTCATGCTATATCATCTGATATAGGTGATGCGGGTGATGCAACAGCGAATTGCATTGTAGCAGCTTTAATAGACGATGTGGCATAAGGAGGAATAAATGGCTTCAACATATTCAAGTACACTTAACCTAGAAATTCAGGCAACTGGAGAAAACTCAGGAACATGGGGTACGATAACAAATAATAATATACAAAAGCTGGAATCAGCTATTAAAGGATATGTATCTGTAGCTATTGCTAGTACTTCTGATTCTTTGACTGCATCTGATGGATCAACAACAGACGAACAAAGCAACGCAATTATTAAACTAACTGGTACACTAACTGGTAACACAACCATGCAGTGTGAAGCTGTAGAATCTTGGTATATTGTTGATAATGCAACAAGCATGGGCACATATACACTTGGATTTAAACCTGCTGGTGGAACAGCAGCTTCTCTTGTATCAAGCTCAAAACATTTACTTTATTCTGATGGTTCAACTATGTTTGATG